TGGATACCTACGGCCATCCCATACCGTTTATCTATAGGTTCAGAGTCCTCTGTAGATGCGATCTTCCCTGAGATTGTATTTTATAGTTTATTTGGTGGTTCATCATCTAATGCAGTATTACAAATTACTGATCTTTATGGTTTATACTTTGGTTCTGAAAGCAGCGGTTCTCTACAACTGGGTGTAGGTTTTTCAGATCCTTATCAATTATTTTCCGGTTTTGATGCAAGCGCTAGTTTACAAATAGGAGATTTAATTAGTACTCCTTACAGTCTGAATTCTGGAAATGATAGCGGAAGTTCTTTATATATAACAGAGATATATGTAACGACATCGGGTACTGAGTCTAGTGCTATATTATCGCTAGGATTAGGTATATCCGAAAGTTTGTTACTAAATTCCGGGAATGAAACGAATGTTAATATAGAAATAGGAGACTTGATCTCGGTTCCATACACATTGAACTCTGGTAGTGATAATGGAACTATTCTGGTTTATGTAGAGTCTTATGTGCTAAATTCAGGTAATGAGTATAGCGTGAATTTAGAATTAGGCCCTGGGTTTGTTGAATCTTATTTACTAACCTCTGGTATTGAATCTAATACCAATTTGCAGTTAGGAGATCCTGTAAGCATTCCTTACAATTTAAATAGTGGTACAGACTCGGGATCTAATTTTGTTATGACACAAACAGATCCTTATTACGGCAATGTGTCTTTATTACTATTAGGTAACGGAACTAACAATAGTACTAATTTTGTGGATTCTGGTCCAGCTAATAGAACAGTGACAGTTAGCTCTGGCACACCTATAATTACGACTTCTCAGTCTAAATACGGAAACGGTTCTATTACGGGGGGTAAGATTGAAGTACCTTACAACTCAGCTTTTGACTGGGGCACTGGAGACTTTACTATAGAATTTTGGTTTAGATATAGTGGAACATTGGCGGATGCGTTTCGGTTTACGGAAGTAAAAGTTTCACCAGGATTTGCTTTTGGTGGACGTGTTGTATCTGGCATTAGATATATAAGTATTCTCCAAGAAGGTATAGTATGGGAATCAGAATTCCCATGGACTCCTCCAAATCCCAACACTTGGGCTCATATAGCATTGACGAGATCTGGTAGTACTGTACGAATTTTCCAAGATGGTGTCTCACTTGGAACTAGAACTAATACAAGAAATTGGTCGATGAACAATAGTGCTTTCATTATATCCCCAAGTTCTACTCCTTCTAGTGTTGGTATTGCATCTGGAGGTGCATGGTTTGATGACTTCAGGGTAACAAAAGGTGTTGCTCGATATACCACTGATTTTACTCCACCAACACAAGAATTAGAAGTTCCAAGAAACAGCGATCCTTACTCTTTAAGTGTCGGTGTGGAATCTAATGCAAGTTTCAATGATCCCTATTCCTTAAATGCTGGCATAGAGTCTAGCGCTGGTTTAAATGATCCCTATTCCTTAAATGCTGGCATAGAGTCTGGATCTGAACTTACTTTGTCTAGTGTAACAACATCTGACCCTTACTATAATAATGTGTCTTTATTATTATTAGGTAATGGTACTGATAATAGTACTAATTTTATTGATTCTGGACCCGCTAATAGAACCGTGACAGTATTTAGCGGTACTCCTGTAATTACTACATCACAGTTTAGGTATGGTAACGGCTCTATTACTGGCGGTAAGATTCAGACACCTTACAACTCAGCTTTTGACTGGGGTACTGGAGACTTTACTGTGGAGTTTTGGTTCAGATACAGTGGAACACTTGCTAACGAAGTGAGATTCTGTAGCGGTACTACAATTATCGGATCTGGCGCAAGCCCATGTTTTGCTTTTGGTTCTAGACTTTTTGGTGGTAGTCGATACATTGGCGTGCTGCAAGAAAACGTTGTATGGGACGTTGAATTTAATTGGACTCCCGTGGGTGTCAATACTTGGGCGCACATCGCCTTGACTAGACAAGGAACTACGATGAGAATTTTCCAAAATGGTATAAGTTTAGGGTCCGCCACAAATAGTAGGAATTGGAATATTAATAACAATCCTTTCTTTGTGATGCCTGATATTGTAAATACGGCATCTGGAGGTGCGTGGTTTGATGACTTCAGAGTGACTAAAGGTATAGCGCGTTATACCGGCACGTTCACTCCCCCGACAACAGAAGCTCCAGTTCAATAGCTTTTTAACTATATGATAACAGTGTGAACGTTATCAGGTTATGGTACTATATAAGATGAAATAAAATTATTACGCAAAATGGCTCAACCAAGTGGATTTACGCATTTTCAAGTAGGTCTTGCCAGACAGGCTAATTTATTATTTAATGCAGCCACTGCTGTCTCTGCTGGCGGTAAGATAAGACTCTGTACAAGTGCTGCTAACTATACAGCTACTAGCACAGCGATCGCAAATGAGCTGTCTGGAAATGGATATCCTGCTGGAGGTTTGTCATTAACAGTATCTACCTCAGCTTGGAATACGGCATCCAATCACCATAGAGTTAGCTTTAGTGATGTTATTCTTACTCCTACAGCCAACGTTAGTTTTAGATTTGCTGTACTTACCGATGCTGGTAACAATTTAATTGGTTTTTGGTCTTGGACGGCAGATGAAAACCTAATTGCCAATATTCAATATCCGTTCCAATCGTTGTACTATTTCACAAGAAACGCCGTCTAGAATATCTGAAAAAGACTCGATTTAGAAAAAAGCTCATAAAGTTGTGGAATAGAAGATCTTCCAGATGGTTTTACACGCTTGTCAATGTTTACGAAACCTAGCGATATATTGAACGATCGCGTTAAAGAGGCGATCGTTCGGGATTGTACGATCGACGTTAATAATGAACGTTGCGGTTTCGTATTGAAAGATTTATCAGTTATTCCTGTTACTAACATATCTGAAAAACCAAACGATTCTTTTATACCAGAACAAGAATCATTTGATCGCTATGAAGACGATATTATAGCGATCTATCATTCTCACAATACAGAATACACACCTGGGTATTTGTCATTAAGAGACATCGAACAATCTAGATCTCATCAAATACCCTATATTATGTATCACACTACATTTGATATGTGGGATATGTTTGATGCTGACTATATATATCCTTATCCATTAAGAGAACCTGATAATTATGGCACCTTAGATTATCTATTAAATGTACCATTTTCTTGGGCTAGAGCTGATTGTGCTTGGCTCATAAGAGCGTATTATAAAATGTTTTTTAATTTTGATATAACTGATTATCCAAGACCGTTGGGCGATGATTGGTATAAAGAAGCTAGTAAAAGTAGTAAGGATGGAATGTATTACGATCTATTACTAAATCATCCAGGGCTGACACAAGTTAATACTGAAACCCCTAAAAAAGGGGATATCGTACTAATGCGATCGTTCGGTAGTCGTGTAGCCAATCATAGTGGTGTAATTGTAGAATCTGCTACAAGCGATCGTTATGCTACTATATTACACACGTTAGAATCGGGTACTTTCAGCCGTGTTGACCTATGGAGCGGTCCTAGATGGCATACAGGACGTTTACATTCTGTATGGAGATTATCTCCTAGATAGTGTAGGAAAGGCACTTGTTGGCAATAGAAGATTATTACCAAAACGTAGTTTACAAGATCTTATTGATTTACCGCATTCGTCTTTTGTGGGATCTGCTGTAGCTTGATCAGCTAACGTGAACATATTCGTTCCTGTATATCCACACTCAGGGCCTCTATATTCCCATACACAAGATCGCAGTGCATATCTACTAGGTAAAGTAGCTTGACCGAATTCTAATGGCGATGAGCCCTCAAATGTTATTTGCATCCAAGGTTCATAAGATATTACTCTACTTATTATGTAATCTATTTCTTGTAACTTTGCAGTAGAATCTGGTGTAGATCCACCATCTGTGAATCTAAATTTTGTTCTTATTATTTTTAGAGAAGAACCTTCTAGTCCATCTACAGAGTCAATTAAATTTGATATAACACCATTAGGATCTCCTACGGTGATTTCTAATCTTGGTACAGGGCCAGTAGATGTAATTTCTATAGTTTTGTGTGTAACAGGGATTAAACTTATGCTACCACCCCAAGACACTTGTTGATTAGAGAAGCGAAATACATCGAATGGATTATCAGGATTAAAATCCCTCAATATGTATATATAAACGTCACTAGATTGATCTAAGCTTATTAAAGACTGTTTGAATTGTGTCATGCTGCGATTATACCTAAACGTCTGTTAAAAGATAGATATAGATTTTGTGTAGCACCTGCGATCGCTGGTGACGATTCTACATATTGACTTATACCACCATTTAGTAAGACACTTGCTACACGGATATAGTAAGTGCCACTAGACAGATTTTCTATTATCAACTCACTAGTAGACACCGACAATATGGGCGACCACGAACCCGTAGCACCTCGTTTCCATTGGACTTGATAAGAAGTTATAAAAGATCCGCCCGTTTCGGGTTTACTCCATCGTCCTATTAATTTAAATACATTAGCGCTTTGTTCTACAAAACCGACACCTAAATTTATAGGTGGTGGTGGTATAACAGGAATTTCTTCTTCTTTTTCTGTGGATTCTAACTCCCATCCATTTTCAATTATATTGAATTTGTCTTCTCGATATTCGGTAGCCAGAATTTCTATCAAACCGCTGTCTTCAGCGTCTACTTTTATTACTTGTACTCTATATTTTTTTGTATTTATAACGTCTATAAACCAGTTAGATTCTTGTAGCGGAATTGTAGTAAAAGGAGTTGATACTTGTATGGTATCCGTAGAACCTGCCCCGTTACTAATCGTCTTAGTTTCTATTGTTAAATCTGGCATGGTGCAAGTTATAGAATAACCTGACGCATTTGGTAATATTATTTCTTGATCTAATTCTATCGTTGTACTTGTAGCTGATGTTATCAAACCGCCATAACGTTTTTTAGATCGCTTCCAATCTATGACGTTTATAATATCACCAGGTCGTACAAAAAGCCCAATTAATCTACATTTGAATGATACGGTTTCTGTTTCTAGGAAATTAGAATAAACCTGATAACGTCCTTGTCTATAGGCTTGACCTCTAGATGTACATCCATAAGCTGCAAAATCAGTTTCTCTATAACCAAATTTTTTAAGAGCGTCTTGTACTTCTATTGATTCTACTGTTTGTCTATAGTAATCATCTGGATCATTCCATGTTACATAAGCGACTGAATATCTTGTTTGTATATCAGTTGATGAGTAACTGAACATACCGTTTTCTACATCAGCATTAGTAAATTGTTGAATAACATCACCAGGTTTATCCTGCCAGAATTTTAAGCATGTACCATCCCAATAATAATGTGAGTTACAAGCACTCAAAAATCCTTCTAATACTTTATGTG